TTTTAGTACCACAAATAATGCTACAAAATTAAGTTTTAAAACCGCAGCAAGTGAAGTTGCGGCTGAAAAAGCATCTTTAAGTTCAACTGGTGTATTTACGGCAACATCATTTGCTGGTTCTGGAGCGGGACTAACAGCAGGAACAACCCCTCTAACAACATTAGATATTGATGGTGGAACAGATATTGGTGAAGCTATTGTTGATGCTGATTTATTTATTATTGATAACGGTGGTGGAGGTACTAATAGAAAAACAGCGGCATCCAGACTCAAAACTTATATTTCAGCAGGTTCTACTGTAGCTTTAGATGATATTACTACAGGCGATGCAGCTGCTACTTTAGCAACATCTGCTGGTAATATAACAATTGACGCTCAAGGTACTGACACTGACATTATTTTTAAGGGCACAGACGGTGGTGTTGACACAACCTTCTTAACGATTGACGGTAGTGCAGCTGGTGCTGCTGCGTTTAATAATGATATTACAGTTGGGGATGACATAATTATGTCATCAGATCAAGCCCGCATAATGCTTGGCGTTAATAATGAAATTCAAATATTACATGTTCATAATGTTGGTCTGACTTTTACCAATTTTGTTACTGGCACTGACGACAGACCATTTGTTCTACAGTTAAAGTCTGAAGAAGACGCAATTATTGCTGATGATGTTATCGCTTCTATTGAACTTGCTGCTGGCGACAGTAGTGGAACAGATGCAGCCACAGTTGCTGCTGGTATCCATGCTATTGCTGAAGGAGAGTTTACTGCTAGTGCTAATCCTACTAGACTTTCATTCACAACTGGTGCTTCAGAAACCGCTGCTGCATCTGCCACTCCAAAAATGACATTAACTTCTGCTGGTAAGCTTGGTATTGGAACTACCGCACCTAGTGAACTTCTCCATGTTAAGTCCACTGGACCCGCCCGTCTATTCCTAGAAGCAGATACAGATAATGCTACTGAAACTGACAATGCTCAAATCCTACTCTCACAAGATGGTGGAGCTATTACAGGAACAATAGGTTATCAAACCAACTCCAATATGATTGAGATTATGAATGAGACTACTGATACAACTGGTCATGTAGTACTTGGAACAAACGATACAGAACGTATGCGGATTCTCAAGACAGGTAATATTGGTATTGGTGTAACTGATCCTAGTTCAACACTTGAGGTTGTTGGTGATTTAACTGTTGATGATATCAATCTAGACGGCAAAGTCATTACCATGACAGGGTCAACTAATGATACTGCTGTATTTACTGTTGGCACTAACGGGACATTAAGCATAGTAACAACAGATACTGCAGCGGCGGCGGCTAATATTCAAATTACTGCTGATGGTACTGCTGAGCTTGCCGGTACAACTGTTACTTTAAATTCTTCTACTACTATTGAGATAAATGCTGATAATGCTACAACTTTCTTTAAAGATGGAAGTACAGCAATTGCGGCAGTAGCAGGTACTCCTCAAGCTCCAGGTGTAGTTCAAAATGCAGGATTTGTTCCTGTTGGTTCTATTCTTGCACATGGTAGTACTACCGTGCCTACAGGTTGGTTAGATGCTACCGCTGGAGCAGCTGTTTCTAGAACTACTTACTCTGTTTTATTTGCAGTATTGAGCACTGCTTATGGAGCAGGAGATGGCTCTACTACCTTTAATGTCCCTGCTTTAGGTGATAGAATGATTATGGGTAAAGGAACTAATAATGGTACTGTAGGTGCATCTTCTACAGCTGCATCAGCATCTTTTGTAGTTGCTACAGCATCTGGTTCAGCTTCTTTAACCGTCGCAACTGCTACTTTTGCTTCATCTGCTAAAGATTCTGCAACGGCATCCGGGGTAACAGGCGTAACTGCAGGCGGACATACACATAACGTAACTATGCCAGCACAAATATGTATGTATATTATAAAAGCATGAGTGAGTCAAGAGAGTTAGATCAAATTCAAAAAGAACTTGAAGTTCTTCACGAACGGTCTCAGAGCAATAAATTAAATATTGCCTCACACGAAGCAACTTGTGAAGAGCGTTATAATCGTATTCAACAAATGTTAATAGCCTCTCAAAAACAACACGATGAAATGCATAAAGAAATCCAAAGCTTAACAAGTTTAGCCACACAAGGACAATCTACTATTAAAACTCTTTTTTATGTTGGTACTTTTATGGTAGGACTTATTGCTTTTATATATACATTTTTACAGATTTTTCCTAGATGAGTGACAAATTTTTCAAACTTAAAATTCAAAAGATATTAGATCGACTACCTATACCTATTACTTTTAATGATGCTCAATGGGCAATGGTTTATGGCTTAGAAGAAAATCGTTTTTGGGTACAAGTAGCAGCACGTCGTACAGGTAAATCTTATGCTGCTTCTGTAATTGCTTTTGCAAAGCTTTTAGAACCTGGACAACAAGTCATGGTTGTTGCTCCTAATTTTTCTCTTTCTTCTATTATTTGGGATTATGTAACTGACTTGATTAAAAATTTAGGTATTGAAGTTGATAAGTTTAATCAAAAAGATAAAGTTGTTCGACTTATCAATGGTTCTGTATTTAGACTTCTTTCTGCTAATAATAGAGATTCTTTAATTGGTCGTGGAGCTAATTTACTAATTGTAGATGAAGCAGCTGTTATTCCAAATGACGAATATTTTGTACGAGATTTACGACCAGCACTTTCTACATTTAAAAATTCTCGTTGTTTATGGATTTCTACTCCTAGAGGAAAAGGTAACTACCTTTATAACTATTTTTTAAGAGGAGGTGATTCTGAATTTCCAGAATGGGGTAGTAACCTTTTCACTTGGAAAGCAAATCCATTATTATCAGCAAATGATGTAGAAGAAGCACGAAAAGCTATGTCTCGTGCTATGTTCGCCCAAGAATATGAATGTGAATGGACTACTACAGAAGATCAAGTTTATAACACATTAAATGAAGAAACACATATTGGTGAATTTATTGGAGAAAGATTTATTGAAGTTATAGCAGGACTTGACGTAGGATATCGTGATGAAAATGTTTTTGTAGTAATAGGTACTAATGGTAAAGAATATTGGATTATTGATGAATTTATATCTAAGGAATCTACTACTTCTGAATTAGCAGATAATATTAAAGAAAAAATAGATGAATGGAATATTGATAATATTTATATTGATTCAGCTGCTCAACAAGTAAAAGCAGATTTTGCTTATGACTATGATATCTATTGTGAAAATGCTATTAAATCTGTAAATGATGGTATAGCTTCTGTACAAGTATTAATAGAACAAGACAAATTATTTTTTGATGTTGAAGGTGCAGCACATACTTTTGCAGCAATGTCTTCTTATAAATGGAATCCAAACACAGAAAAACCAAAACCAATTCATGATTGGTGTTCCCACCCTTCTGATGCTGTACGTTATGCTATTTATACTCACCAAAAAATGAGTAATATATCAATTTATGCTTAGAATTATTATACTTAATTATAAAAGACCAGAGAATGTTAAACAAATTGTTTTATCTTTACAACCTATATTTCCTAAAATAACAATTATAAATAATAATCCAGAATATAAATTACCTTATTGGGGAGGAGATATTGATGTTATTAATAATGAACGTAATTATTATTGTATGGAGCGCTGGGTTAGATGTTTTGAATATGAAGAACCTTATAAATTAATTATTGATGATGATATTTTACCTTCACCAACTTTAATTAAAAATATGTTAAAATCTAAACTTCCTATTACAGGAATTTATGGAAAACGAGGAGTAAGTACCTCTAATAATTATAATGAGTTAGAAGATGTTTGGAGTACTGGAGAAGTAGATTTTATTGTAGGTTCTGTAATTTTAGTAAAACAATCTATACTAAATGAGATACATATAGACCTTGAAAAAACAGGCTATCCAGAAAGAGGTGATGATATAATTATAAGTTATTTACTTAAGCATAGATTGGGAATACCATTAAAATTATCTTCAGGTCGATTTATGTTTTTACCAGAAGGAGATGTAGGTTTAAATAAAAATAATGAGCATTTTATAAAAAGATGGAATATGATTCAAAAATTTCAAAATATTGGTTGGACAGATTAATGGGAAACAAATAAAATGGATGTACTAAAGAGATTTCCAATAAAATATGTTCGAGATTACATTAAAAAAGATTATAAAGTTAGAGATAAATGTTATATTTGTGGATCTAAAGATGACTTAGAACTACATCATCTTTACAGCCTTTCTCAACTGTGGGAAATATGGTGTAAAGAACATAACTTAAAACAAGTTGAGAGTGTTGAGCTTATAAAATATTTACGAGTAACATTTGCTAAAGATAATAGTAAATATTTAAATAATAAAAATCTTTACACTCTTTGTAGGATGCATCACTCTAAACTACACACATTTTATGGGCAAAATTATTCTAACCATTTAGTACCTAAAGTAAAAAAATGGTTAGATATTCAAAAGGATAAGTTAATTGGCTGAAATAAAAAAAGAAACACCAAGATGGCGTGAGTGGGTAAGTGAAAAACTTAATCCTGCACAACCTTCTATAGCGTCTCTTGAACCTTTTGCTTCTCCAGAGACTATAGTTGACTATGAACAGGCATATCGTGAAATTGAGATAATTCACCGAGCCGTTGAAATGGTTATTAGTGCTTGTGTAGATACTCCTCTTAAAATTACAGGCAATGGCCCTGCTAAAAAAGTTAATAAACTTTTAAATATACGACCTAACCCCTATGAAGATCGTGTTCGATTTTTTAGACGTGCTCTTTTAGATTTTCATCTTGACGGAAATGCATTTTTTTATTACGATGGTAATGATATATATTTGTTACCTGCAAATGATGTTGAGGTAGTGCCTGATCCTCACACATTTGTTAATCATTATAACTATATGATTTCTAATCAACAAAGTAATGATTATTTTGGTTATCGAAAAGAGACAAGAAAAAGTTCTGCAATAACTTTTGAACCTCATGAGATTATTCATGTAACTAGTGAGAATACTAGTAGTATTTTCAGAGGAACAAGTAAATTAAAACCGCTTTTAAGATTAATAGAGCTTTACTATTATATGATTAATTTTCAAAGACAATTTTTTAAGAATAATGCCATACCAGGTTTTGTATTAACTACTGATAATATTCTAAGTAAACGAGTTAAAGAAAGACTATTAGAAGGTTGGAGAAATTCTTATACTACTATTTTTGATAATGCTAGGCACCCTGCTATATTAGATGGGGGTTTGAAGATAGATCAATTTTCACAAGTAAAGTTTCAAGAACTTGACTTTGAAAACTCTATTGAAAGAATACAGCAAGATATGGCAAAAGCTATAGGCGTACCTTATGTCTTGCTAAAAAGTGGTAATAATGCTAATATTGATGCTAATCAAAAGCTTTTTTATCAGCATACTGTTATGCCAATTTTAAATCAGTTTTGTAGTGCCTTTATGTTATTTTTTAATAATGATGTAGAGGTTAAACCAGATAAACTTACAATACCAGCACTACGACCTGATGAACGTACACAAAGTATTTATTATTCAACTCTTGTTAACACCGGTATTATTACACCAAANGAAGCAAGAGCTGGATTAGGATTTCCATTACTAAATGGAGAAGATAGCATTAGAGTACCCCAAAATATTACTGGAAGTGCCACAGATGCTACTCAAGGGGGCAGACCTCCCACCGAAGAGTCTGAAAATCAAATCGAAGAAGGAACAAGCGATGAAGGATAAAATGCTTTTTATAAGTAGCGAGATTGAGAAAGCTTCTTTATCTAAGAAAGATAAAAGCCTCACAATCGCTGGTTATGCAAACACAACGGCCAAAGACCGTAGTGGTGACATTGTTACTGCTAATGCCTGGGCCAAAGGTGTTGATAACTTCAGACGCAACCCAGTCCTTCTTTACCAACATAAGCATGATTGCCCAATTGGTAAAGTAAATAAGATTACCGTTGATAAAAAAGGAATCTTTGTTGAAGCAGGTGTTAGTATAGCTGCTGAAGCTAATCACGGTATTCAGACCCTGATAAAGGACGGCGCTCTCAAGAGTTTTAGTGTCGGATTCAAAGTTAAAGATGGAAAATATAATCGAGACGATGATTCGATGTATATTACCGACGTTGAACTACTAGAAATTTCTGTTGTAAGTGTTCCTTGCAACCAGGACTCTCTTTTTAGTGTTCGTAAAAGTTTTGAGACAGAAGATGATTATGCAAAATTTGTAGAATCATTTAAATCTGAAGAAGAAACAACTAAAGAGGAAAAAGCCGCTAAAATTAAAGCGGGAATTACCGATCTTGCTGAAGGTCATTATCACACAGTTGAAATGGATAAAAAAGGAGATGGTGTAACTACTTATGCTTCTCACTTAGCTAATCACGCTCATAAAGTTAAAGAGGGTGTATTAGAAGCTGCTGACGGACATACTCATGAAATTAGTATGGTCGGAGTAGCAGTTCATGATACAGTTGGACCTGATAATGACGCAGATGTAAGTACGCGTCCTCTTTCTCCCTCTGAACAAGAATCAGTTAGTACTGATTCTAATTCTAGTTCTACCCCACAAGTACATGCACAAGGTCACGGACAAGTGTTACCTGTAGCAGAAGCTTCCAGTGAAGGTATGGAGATCGAAGTTAAAACTGATATGGAAGAAGAAATTTTAGATATAGAAGGTAAAGAAGAGGAAGATGAGGATTTTGACTTAGATCCAAATACCCCAATTCCATTTTTAAATCTTTTATCTGCAGAAACTTCTGAAATAAAAAACGGTGATTTCGTAAAATATGACACCGTTAGGTATAAAGTCACTAAAGTCGCAACTGCCCAAAGTCCAACTTTTAAATTTTTAGAAGTTGACTTACAAGGAAAAGATTGTGATAATAGTCTTAATGTTAACGCAGATGACATTTTTGTTGTTAATACATGGGACATTGGTACAAAATTTGATGTGATAGTTGAAAGTTTTGGAGATGCCCCTGAATCGTTAATGGAAAACTTTAATAAGTATTGCAATGCTACGGAGATGGAACTTTATAACTTTAAAGATTCTAACACATTAAAATCTCATGAGCAAGAAACACTTAATACACTACTTAATATCAAAATAACACCATCGTCAGAATGGAACGATATCGAGCAAAAATTTGCTCATATATATACTCAAAAAATCAAGGCTCTATTGGAGCTAAATACTAGTGAGGCACACGAAGATTCAAATGTTAGTCTGGCTCTTAAGCTTCACGGATACTTTAAAAAGGAGAACAATACTATGGCAGAACAGGTCGTAGATACCATTGACCTCACGAACTCAGGTTCAGGCGGGGTTGAAAAGACAGCGGATGTAGTTATTGAAGAAAAGGCTGCTCCAGTCGCACAAGTGTCTGAACCAGAAGTCGCCCAGTTGGTCAAAAAGGCCGGCGAAGCAATCATGAAGGAGTCGGACGCAGCGGAAACGTCGCAGGAAACAGGGTCTTCCTATAAAAAAGAAATTGAAGATCTTCAGGAACTGAAGAGTCAAATTTCTAAATACAAGGATGAGGTTAAAGCCCTCACCGAAACCAAAATGGTTTACCAAGAGAATCAGCGTAATAACTCGCAATTCTCTGAGAAAGAAATGGCTAATGCTTATCTTCTTTCAAAATGCATGGGAAAACAAGATGTGTATTCCACTAAATATGGCAATCGTATGAAGGCTATTACATCTGTGGATCAATTCCTTTCCAACTTCTCAAGCAACATTTATACGGAAATGGAACAGCAGCTCGTTATTGCTCCGATGTTTAATCGCATTGCAGTTGATGCTAAAAACTTCCGTGTACCCGTTGCCGATGAAGATACTGATGGAGATGTTGCACAGTTTGCATCTGGTACTTTCTCTACTGGCGTTAATGACACGACGAACGTTCCGACGTCTAATCAGAGCACTATTAGTGCAGTAACATTTACTCCTCATAAGTTTATGGCTACTACGCATCTTGCAAAAGACGAAGAAGAAGATACGGTTCTTCCGCTTCTTGACTTCCTCCGGGCTTCTGCAACGCGTCGTTTGGCACGTGCTATTGATAAATCGATTCTTCGTGGTCGTGGAAATCTTACTGGATTTACCGCTTCTCCCACGAATGCAATTACTGCAGGAACTGGTTATGCTTCGGTTATTACCGGTCTTGTTAATCTTGCTGCAACTGCATCTATATCCGTTTCGACGGGTTCTGGAAGCGATAAAGTTGATCCTACGGATATTGCTTCTGCACGTAGTGCTCTTGGTAAGTATGGTCTTCAACTCGGTGATCAATTAGTATTTTTGACCACTATTGAAGGTTATAATAACCTAGTTTCTACGTCTGATTTCCGTACGGTCGACAAGTTCGGTCCTAATGCAACATACCTTACGGGTTCTGTTGGTGCGGTTTACGGTATTCCGATTCAGATTACTGAATTTTTGGATGTCGTTGGTGCGTCAAGCCGTCAGATCGGTGCCTTGGTTTATAAGCCTGGCTTCATGATTGCGGAACGTCGCGGTATGGAAATTGAGAGTGAGTATGAGCCACGTCAGCAGGTTACTGCTATGTATCTCAGCACTCGTTTTGACTTCAAAGCTCTTACCACGGTTGCGGACGCTGCATTGAATTCTACCACGTATTCATATGCTTGCGAAGTAAAAACAGGTTAATAATTAATTATAACTTGAGTAACAAGGGGGAGGGGGGAGACCCCCTCCCTTTTTTACTTTAAGGAGAGATAATAATGGAGAAATTTGAGGAGAATCTGGGTAAATTTCCGTATGTAACTCTTGCTCAGGTAAAAGATTATTTAAGTATTTCAAGTAGTAGTCACGATGGTACTTTAACTAACGCAATTAGTTATGCTACAGCAATTGTTGAGCATTATATTGGGCAACAAGTTATGGCGAATAACTATTTTGAGGTATTTGATGGAGGAGGTACTGCTGTTTATGTTAGTAGATTACCTCTTAATAATGTTTACTCTATTGCAGAATTTAATGGTGTTGAATATGTTGATTTAGATACTCCTACTTCTACAGGATTAGATGTTACTACAGGCACAGATAAAGATAATCATACAATAACAACTATAGGCAATGCGGCAAAAATCAAAAGAATTAAAAAATTTGGAACAACTTCTGCTAATTTTGATGGTTCAAGTTATTTAGCAGTAAAAGATCAAGGTGATTTTTATTTTGATACAGAAGATTTTACGATAGATTTACAAGTTAGGCTTAGTTCTTTAGCAGCTACTCAGACTCTTGTAAGCCATAATACAGATACTAATGATTTTTGGGAATTTAGATATCATGCTGTTGAAGGTTTACAATTTAGAGCAGTAGAAAATGGCAGCGAAACCACTAATGTTGCTCATGCAGCTATTTCTGGTTATACCGCTAATACTTTTTTTCATGCAGCTGTTGTTAGAAGTGGGACCGATTTAAAATTATATAGAGATGGTACACAAGTTGGAGGTACTGTTACTCTAGCTAAAACAGTTGATATTCCTGATTTTACTAGTAATGTAGAAATTGGAAGAAATCCTTCTAATGCAAATGTTCTTATTGGGCAACTAGATGAAATACGTATTTCACGTTCTGCACAATATACCGCTAATTTTACAGCACCAACTCACCCTCATTCTACAGATAATGATACTGTATTATTAATTCATTGTGATGGTGCAAATAGTGATGTAGATTTTGTTGATGCATCTTGTACTACTAATGAATTTGTCTTTGCTCGTGACAGTGGTAAAATTACTAAAAATATAGGCTCTGTTGGTATTAGTGGAAATTATCCTACTATTAGAAATTCTTATCCATCTTTAACTATGAATGGTCCTNCTAAATTTAATGCTTATGCTAATGCTTTAAAAGTTAAGTATCGTGCTGGNTATGAAGATGGAGATATACCTTTTGANTTACAAATGGCTACTTTAGATTACATTAAAATTATACATAAACAAGATCAAGATAAAGCAGGATTTTCGTTTGAAGGCGAACGAGCAGATAAAAATAAATTAAGTGCAGATTTTCCTCCCCATATTCGTCGTGTTCTTGAACTTTATAGGATTGTGTAATGGCTCAAAAAATTATATCTCAGCAAGATGCAAAGGGAAATACTATCAAAGTTTTTGTGATAGACAATGATGGAACACGCC